ATTCCTGTTGATAGGGGCAATACCTGCGATGTCTCCGCAGAGGAGGCATCGCGTCTTTTTGCCCTCGGCGTTGCTGAAAGTGCGGAGGATATTCCCGCCGCGCTTCCGCAAGAGGGCGAGAACGGCGTTGCAACGCCGCTTAATGGCGATGGCGATAGCGGGGCAGGCGTGAACACGCCCAACAGCGAAAACGCCGCAGAGGGGCAGGAAAGCTACTCTCTCGACCCCGAACAGCTCAAGGGGCTGACCAACGCCAAGCTCGCGGAGCTGGCAAAGGAGATGGGTATCGACACCGCCAAGCTCAAGACCAAGGCGCAGCTGATCGCCGCCATCACGAATGTCCCGCTGGAGGATGCTATCTCCGAAAGTGACGACGGAGCGGATAACGGCGACAACGATCCCCCGCCTGCGCTCGCGCCGGAGAACCCCGTGGTATGAGCGGCTTCAAGGACATGGTGGCCGCAGATAACCAAAGCGTCTTTCTCAACCTCGGCGAGTTCGCCGAAAAGCGTACGATCAAGTACGACGGCGAGGTTTACGAGGATATCCCCATTGTGCTCACAGGCATGAAGGAGAAAGACCGCAGGCAACTCATGCGCGACCACGCACAGGGGCTTTATCTTGTGTCGTCCGTGCTGCATTGCGCCATGTCCGACCTCGGCGGAAAGCAGCCGGAAAAAGGCACACGCATCAAAATCAACGACAGAGAGGGTGGCGGGGGCTTCTTCCGAGAGTTCTACGTCGCCGCCTCTGTCTGCGAAATTGGGATGCTCCGCGTAGAGTTGGAGGCGATAGACGAATGAGCGATGTGACGAAGGTCCAAAGCCGCCACGCGGTTTATGCTGGCCTTACCGTCGATATTGCCGAAGAAAGCCTCGGTCGCGTATCGAAGCTGCTTTCCGGCATCAATGGCGGAATGTATAAGGCGGTCGGCAGCGCATTGACCCGCTCCGCCGCCGCAGGGCGGACAGTCGCCAAAAGCGCGGTCACAAAGGAGTATTCGATCAGCTCCAACGAATTTCTGTCGCGGACAAAGAACATCAATCATTTCGTAAAGGATGCCGGCGGCAATATCTCCGTCGAGTTCGGCTTTCGCGGCTATGTGATACCGCTGCTGGTGTTCAACACAAAGTTTGGAAAGGACGGGCGCATCGTCACGCAGGTCAAGCGTGAGAAAGCGGCGTCCCAGCTCGACCACGCCTTTGTCGCACAGGTCGGCGGGCATCGCGGCGTTTTCGAGCGCGAGGGCGACGAGCGCTTCCCGATCCACGAGCTGTACGGACCGGCCACGCCGCAGATGATGTATTCCAACGAGGATGTCCTCGACGAGATGGAGGCAAAGATGGCAGACACTTACGAAAAGCGTATCGAGCATGAGTTGATGCGCGTGATGAACGGGTGGTGAGAGCATGACAAGAACTGCTTTGCTGGAACAGCTGAAAGCCTTCACCGAAAAGGTAACGGCTGACCTGATCATGCCAACTAAAGTTCAGAGCGCAGACGAAGCACAGAATTACCGTCCTGCGGATGTATATCTCATGCGGCTGCCGGACGGTAGTTCTGCCACCAAGAAAGCCCCGTATATCATCCACCAGCTGCTGACCAGCAAGGATCAGCAGCCGTCCGGCGAGCGCGTCCAATCCTCCGCATCGGTGCGCTCCATTTTTGTTGTCTACAACGATGATGAACAAGAGGGCGGCCTGATGCTCCTCAATCTCATGGAGCGGCTGCGTATTGAGCTGCTGCGGACAGGCGTATTGGATAACCGTTTCAGCCTTGATATCAGTGAGGGGCTTGAGTACATGGTTTATCCTGATACGGATACGGCGCCGTTCTATGCCGGAGAGATGTCCTCTACATGGAAGCTCATACCTGTTCAAAGGGAGGTCGATTTCTTACATGAGCAATTCCAAAGTTAATAGCACCCGCAGGAAAAAGGCGGAGCAGAAAGAGTCTGGCTGCTATTGCTATATCGGCCCTACTGTGGTCGGCACGATCCAGTATGGGGCGATGTACGGCGGCAGCAAAGAGGAAGTCCTTGCGCTGCCGGAGGTCGCAATGGCGGTCGAGAAATACCCCGCCGTCGCCGACCTGATCGTTGCGGGCGATGCCTTGACCGAGAGCAAGGCTCAGATCAAATCCAAGTGCGGCGCGCTGTACCGTGCGTACAGAGCCGTGCAAAAGAAATAAGGAGGTACAGTTATGCCCAACCATGGCGTATTTGTCCGGCAGGCGGCAACGTCTGTCAGCACCCCCAATGTCGCGGAATGCGGCATTCCGTTCGTGATCGGCACTGCCCCCGTGCAGAGTGCCGAGAATCCCGCTGGTGCCGGTGTTCCCGTGCTCTGCACGAGCTGGGCCGAAGCGGTGGAGAAGCTGGGTTACTCCAACGACTGGAGTAAATACAGCATCTGCGAAATGATGTACGCTCATTTCAAAATGTTCGGCTGCCAGCCGATCATCTGCTGCAACCTGCTTGATCCCGCGAAGATGTCTGAGGCGGTCGTTGCCGCAGATATCGATGTGGTCAATCATCAGGTGAAGTTGAGCATCGACGCTATCGACGATGCAAGCCTCGTCGTGAAAGCTGCCGGCGGTACCGGCGCAGCCTACACCAAGGGTACGGATTACACCGTCGACTATGTTGACGAGAGCATGGTCATCGAGCTTCTCAGCGGCTGTGCGGGATATAGCTCAGCCAAGGTGAATATCGCGTACAAGAAGATTACCACGACCAGCATCAATGCCGCCGCCATCGTCGCCGGACTGGAGAACATCGAGCTGTGCATGACTACGCTCGGCATCGTGCCGGACCTGATCTGTGCGCCCGGCTTCTCCGATCAGTCCACCGTGGCCGCTGCTATGGCGGTCAAGGCCGAGGGCATCAACGGTATGTTCAAGGCCAAAGCGGTCGTGGACATCAGCGCAAACAGCTATACCGCAGCCATCACCGCGAAGAATAGCGGCGCATACACCGACGCGCATATCGTCTGCTGGCCTTACGGCAAGCTGGGCGACCTCATGTTCCACGCTTCCACGCTGGCGGTCGGGCGCATCGCCGCGACCGATGTGAGCAACGGTAGCATTCCCTATGAGAGCCCCAGTAATAAGAGCCTGCCCATCGACAGCCTGTGTCTGTCTGATGGTTCGGAGGTCCGTATGACGCTGGCGCAGGCAAACGCGCTGAACGCCGCAGGCATTGTGACGAGCATCAACTTCATGGGCGGTCATGTTCTGTGGGGCAACTACACCGGCTGCTACCCTGCCAGCACCGATGTCAAGGATTACTTTATCCCCATCAGCCGTATGTTCGGCTGGGTCGGTAATTCCCTGATCAAGTCCTTCTGGGCGAAGCTGGACAAGCCGATGAACCGCCGTCTGATCGACAGCATCCTTGACAGTGCCAACATTTGGCTCAACGGTCTGGTCGGTCAGGGCTATCTGTTGGGAGCGCGTGTGGAGCTGCTGGATAGTGAAAACCCCGTAACCAACCTGATGGCCGGCATCATTAAGCTGCATGTCTACATGACGCCGCCCTCTCCCGCACAGGAGATCGATTTCGTCCTGGAGTATGACGCCGACTATGTCTCGGCTGCGCTGCAGGGCTGAGAAAGGAGATTTTGAACGATGGATCAGGCTGTAATCAATTTCGCTATCTACGAGGATAGCAACGAATACTGTGGCCTTGCGTCTGTGGCGCTGCCCGACCTGACTGCGCTGACGCAGACCGTTTCCGGCGCCGGTATTGCCGGCAATATCGAGGCTCCTATCCTCGGACACATCGACGCGATGACGCTGACGCTCAATTTCCGCACAGTAACGGAGCAGACCGTCCGCCTGAGCGAGCCGCGCCGCCACAACATCGACCTGCGCGTGGCGCAGCAGAACGAAGACCCCGTGAAGGGTGAGCTGGCCGTGGATAATGTCAAGCACGTTCTTGTCGTCATTCCTAAGACGGATAAGGCGGGCAAGGTCGCTCCCGCCTCCGCCTCTGACGGCAGCGGCGAGTACGCCGTCCGTTATTGGAAGACCTACATCAACGGCAAGAAGGTCCGCGAGATCGACCCGCTGAACTACATCTACGAGATCAACGGCGTTGATTATCTCGCTGACGTGCGTAAAGCACTCGGCAAGTAAGCTGCACCACGAAGCCCAGAGCGGGATCATCCGCTCTGGGCGTCTTTTTCGATTTATGAAAGGAGATACAACATGCCTAACGAGATCACTATCGACCCCGCTGAGTTCCGCACCGCCGAGGAAGAAGCTCGTGCCATGAGCGCAGATGCCTATGTGCATACCTTCTCCGCCCCCTGGACCTTTGAGGAGCGGACCTATGATACGCTGACCTTTGATTTTGGCAAGCTCACCGGCAATGACGACATCGCCATCGAAGCAGAGCTTCAGGCTCTCGGCAAGCCCGTCATGGTGGCGGAAATGTCCGGCGAATACCTCTACCGTATGGCCGCTCGTGCTTGCACAGAAAAGATCGGCGCGGACGCGATCAAAGCCATGCCCTTGCGCGAGAGCCGCAAAATCAGGAATAAGGCACGGTCTTTTTTACTGAGGTCGGGGTCTTAGGCCGCGATGGTTTATGGCTCCGGAAGCAATGCCTTATCCTGGCAAAGCAAAACGCAACTCCCGTATATTACTGGCTTTCCATTCCTCTGCGCGATTTTCGCCAATGGATCACCGCGCATAACGCGGTGATTGAAGAGGAGCGGGAAGCCAGTAGGCATAAATAACCCCAAGGAGGGCTGTAAATGGCAAATCGAAAAGAATATGAGATGCTATTCCAGCTCAACGCCCAGCTGGGCAGCAGCTACGGCAGCACGTTTTCCAAGGCACAGCAGCATATCGCCTCCATGCAGAAAGAGATACAGTCTCTCTCCAAGACGCAGGGCGATATTGCCGCTTTTCAAAAGCAGCAGCAGGCCATCGAGAACACGCAAAAGAAGATGGCGATGCTGCAGCAGCAGTACGACAATATCCAAAAAGAGATCAAGGAGACCGAGGGCTATTCCTCGTCCCTTGAAAACAAGCTGCTGTCCAAACAGCAACAGATCGACAAGACCGCCGCATCGTTGGAGCAGTACACGCAGAGGCTCAACGAGATGGACGAAGCCCTCAAAGCGGCGGGCGTCGACACATCAAATCTGACTGGCGAAAGCGCGAAGCTCGATGCACAGATCGGCGCGCTGAAGGATCAGCAGGAGCAGGCGGCAGACGAGGCAAACACCTTTGGCGCAAAATCCGCCGCCGCGTTCGGTGCAGTCCAACAGGCTATTGCGGCGGCAGGCATCGTGACCGCACTCAAAGAGATCACCGACGCCTACATGGAATGTGTAGAAATTGCCGGAGACTTTGAGGAGGGCATGAGCAACGTCGAAGCCCTGTCCGGCGCCACGGCTGATGAAATGGCACTGTTGTCCGAAAAGGCGAAGGAGATGGGTGCGACCACCAAGTACACCGCTCAGGAGTCCGCCGATGCGATGGGCTACATGGCTATGGCCGGCTGGAACGCGCAGGAAATGCTTGCAGGCATGGACGGCGTGATAAACCTCGCTGCAGCAAGCGGTGAGGACCTTGCCATGGTGTCGGACATCGTGACAGACAACCTCACGGCGTTCGGCCTGACCGCAGCCGATACCGCACATTTTGCCGATGTGCTTGCAGCTGCGGCAACGAGTTCTAACACCAATGTCAGCATCATGGGCGAGACCTTCAAGCAGTCCGCATCCATTGCCGGCGCACTGGGCTACACCATCGAGGATGTTGCCGTTGCGGTCGGCTTGATGGCCAATAGTGGCGTAAAGGGCAGCATCGCAGGTACCGCGCTGAAAAACACCTTCAACGGTCTGCTTGAGGGCGTGACGCTGACTGCCTCGGCATTCGGCGAGTATGACTACACAGCTATCAAAGCAGACGGCACGATGAAATCTTTCAGCGAGACCATCGACGAGCTGCGCGACTGCTTCGAGCAAATGACTGAAGCAGAGCGCGTGAACAATGCGATGGCTCTTGCCGGACAGCGCGGCTACAACGGTCTGCTGGCGATCCTGAACGCCACCGATGAGGACTACGCCTCCCTGACAGACAGCATCAACAACTGCACCGGCGCGGCGAAGCGTATGGCCGACATCAAAATGGATAACCTCAACGGTGATCTTGAATTGATGAACGGCGCGTGGGAAGCGCTGCAGAATACCATCGGTGAGCAGTTTATTCCCGAAATGCGGACGCTCTACCAGCTGGGAGAGGACATCGGAGACAGCCTGAATGAGTTTGTCCAAGAACACCCAGCTTTGATGAAAGCTCTCGCGGCATTCCTCGCAATTATCATGTTGGTCGTCACCGGGCTGACCGGCTTTGTTGCTGTCACCAAAATACTTATCCCGCTCATGGGCCTGCTGACCGCCTCCATTCCCGGCGTCAACATCATCATGGGCGTGGCCGCTGGCGTTGCGGCTATCACCGCCGCAGTAGTCGGCTTTGTGTCAGCGGCCAACGAGGGTGTTCCATCGGTAAAGGAATTGACCGATGCAGCTCGCGGGCTCGGCGATGCGCTCGAAGACGCCGACAAGAGCTATCAGACCTCTGCGACCGACATTGCCGCTACCGCCGCTGTTGCAGACACCTACATTAGTCGGTTGGAAGCTCTCGAAACGGTTACAGACCGTACAGACGAGCAGCAAACGGAGTGGCATAACACGCTGGCTCTGCTTGCAAATGCCATCCCCGAACTGGCGGAATATATCGACCTCACGAACGATACCATTGATGGCGGTACAGCAGCTCTGCGGGCAAACACGGAAGCGTGGAAGCAGAACGCAGAGGCACAGGCCTATCAGGAGTATCTTAACTCCGTCATGGAGCAATATAACGGCGTCATGTCGGAAGCTGCGGCCAATAGCATCAAACTCACACAGGCGCAAGTCAAGCTGGATAAAGCAGAACAGACACACGCCGAGCTGACCAAGCGCGTGAGTGAGCTGATGAATGAGGCCAAGGACAAAGCCGCTGCCTTCTACGACGAGTACGGCTACGGCGCCGATGCGACGAACTTCTTGACCGAGGAATACTACGGCCTGCTGCGGACGCTCAACGAGACCGACAAGGAGATGCGGACGCAGCAAAGGACGATCAAGAACCTGAACAAAGCCATGGAGGAGGACGCTGACGCTTTGGCCGAAGCCGAAACCGCCATGAACGATGCGCGGGAAGCAGTTGCTCT